AATATTATTTACTGTCCCTGCATTATTTTGTCAAGGTATGGAGGGTGTTGCCAGAGGACAATTATTTAACGCAAAAGTAAGAGTTGAAATATTAGTAAAGGCAAGAAATACTAATTATATATCATGTGAGGACATACTAGTAGAAGGCATTTCCACTTCTAACTATCAATTCAAAAGTAAAATTATTAATTTAAGAGAAATAACAAAAAACGATAATGCTAAGCCACCTTTTCTTATCAAGGTTAAAAAAATTACAAATGAAGAAGAAGATTATGAAGTAAGATTTAATTTGTTTGAAACAATTAATAAAAAAACACCTTTAGCAAATACCAGAGCAAACAGAGTAATTTTCACATCTCTGATAGAAAGACAAGAAATCAGGACTGCATATCCATTTACTGCCTGTGTTGGTTTGTCATTATCAACAGAAACTTTTTCCAGCTTGCCTTCGAGAGCATATTTAGTAAAAGGAACACTTGTAAAAATACCATCTAATGCAAGTGTCCAGGAAGATGGAAGGCTTGAGTTTCAAGGCAGTTTTGACGGAAGTTTAAAAAAGGGCAGATTTTGGACAACTTGCCCTGTTTGTATTTTCTACGATTTGCTTATTAACAAACGCTACGGATGTGGCGATTTTATAGATGCGTCAAACCTTAACTGGGTTGATTTATATGAACTTTCCAGATATTCAAATGAGTTGGTTAGTACACCAGATGGCAAAGAGGCTAGGTTTGCAATAAATACAGTCGTAGGAGATCAAGCTGATGCCTATAAAGTTCTGCAAAATTTGGCAAGTATTTTTAGAGGAATGACTTATTGGGGATCTAATACAGTAAATTTAATTGCAGACCATGGCAATTTAGATGGCAGTGATATTGATCCTGTACATCTTTATACAAATTCTAATGTTATTGGGGGAGCTTTTTCATATTTTGGGTCATCTTTGAAAACAAGATCAACTTCAATCCAGGTAACTTATAATGACCCTGATAATTTTTATAAACCTAATGTAGTTGTAGTTGAGGATTATGATTTGATTGAAAAATATGGTTATAACATCAAACAGATTGTAGCTTTTGGCTGTTCTTCAAAATATCAGGCTCAAAGAATGGGCCAATGGGTATTAAATTCTGAAAAATTAGATGGTCATGTTGTTTCCTTTTCAACAGGTTTAGATGGCATTGGAGTTTTACCAAGTCAAGTATTTGCAGTTGCAGATGAAATGAGAGCAGGTATTATACTTTCTGGAAGGATTTTAAGTGTAGATTCAACAACCCAATTTACGCCAGATCAGAATTTTGATACTTATGTTGGTGGTAGTGGTAGTCAATTTGAAGTGAGTGTAACTTTGCCCGATGGTACTGTTGAAACACAAAAAATAAGTGCCATTAATAGTTCTGGTCGTATTACTGTACAAAATGCTTTTTCTTCTGTCCCTTTGGCTGGTTCTGTTTATACGTTAGAAAATAAAACAAATAATTCCGTTTTAAATCAAAAATTTAGATGTATAGATATTAAAGACAATAATGATAGTACTTATACTATTACAGGGTTAGAATTCAACGATTCAATCTATGAAGTTTCAGATAATACAACAAATAATAAAGCTAAGTTAGATTACGAAGAAGTAACAGCTTTTAATAATAGACCAACTAAGCCAGAAAATTTAGAAGTTACAAGTGCAAGAATACAACTACAGAATAGTTCTACAAATAGAGTCATATTTTCATGGTCAAGAGGCTTAAATGGAGCAAATGTTAATTTTACAGTAAGATTTAAAAAAGGTAATGGTAATTTTAAAACTAGGAGAAATATAGATGAAACATCATTTGAATTGGATAATGTAAAAACAGGAACAGTTGTTAAATTTAGAGTTAGATCAGAAAGTATTGATGCGATAGGTTCAAAACATTCATCTTATGCAGTTGCAAATGATTTTGTAGTTCCACCTAAAGACGTAGCAGATGTGCCTATTCCTTTACCTTAAAAATGAGCATACAGGTTACAACTCAAAATGAAGTAATTTTAAAATGGAGGATTCCATCTGATTATGAAGGAAATCCAAGTGAATTGACTGCTGTTATCAGACATTCCTCTTCTGTAGATGGCACTGCCGTATGGCCTGATTCTACATTTTTAAGAGAAGTTACAGCTTTAACTGATTATGTAATTTTACCTTTGGTGAATGGCACATACATGGTCAAGTTTAAAGATTTAGAGGGTAATAAATCTCCTTCACCTTTAAGTCATATTATTAACATCCCAGATGAACAACCTAAATTGTTAGTGCAAACCAGGAGAGAGGATCAGGATTCGCCAGTTTTTCAAGGTCAGCAGAATGATGTATTTTATTCGTCAGATTTTGATGCTTTAGTTTTAAATAATGATGATTTAGTAGATGACAAGTCAGATTTTGAACAGGGATATTTAGGAAGTTTAGATTTTGGTGGTGAGCTTTTTAGCTCTGGTGAATATTTCTTTAAAGATAAACTTGATCTGGGTGGAGTTTTTACAGTTCAATTTCAAAGAATATTAACTACAAGAGGTTTATATCCTAATAACACCATTGATTTGCATTTTACAAATATAGATACATGGAGTGATTTTGACGGTGATTTACCAGATGAAACAAATGCTGTCATACAATTCAGAAAAAGTAATGACGCACCAACTGATGATGAGATAGAAGATGAAAATGCTGAATTTATATTATTAGAAGATGGCAACAAGTTCAGTCAGGAAGATACACAAAGTTATGATGATTTTATTCCAATGGAAAATGGCAGGTTTACAGGAAGAGTATTTCAATTCAAAGTGGATTTAAGTTCTAACTTTTCAGATCAAACACCTTTAATAGATGAGTTAGGTTATAAGATTTTGTTTCAAAACAGAACAGAGAGTGCAGCAACAACGAGTGGCGGTAGCAATCCAAAAGTGATAACTTTTGATAAAGCCTTTTATCAAACTCCAAAATTAGGCATCACTGCTACTAATATGGCTACAGGTGATTATTATGTAATTAGTAATGAAAGTCGTACAGGCTTTTCAATTACTTTTTTTAATAGTTCCAATACAGCTATTGACCGCACTTTTTCTTACCATGCAAATGGTTTTGGTGCTGAAGGTGCTTAAATTTATTTAGAACTGACTTATGGCAACACATGATTATAATTTAGCTAATGCCTCAGGCGCCAGCTTCAGGGCGGATTTAAATAACGCTTTACAAGCAGTATTAACAAATAATAGCAGTGCTTCAGCACCATCTACCACGGCAGCCTATATGTTCTGGGCTGATACCAATACTGGCATTTTAAAAATAAGAAATAGTGCCAACGATGCCTGGGTTGAACTATTACAATTAGATGGAACCTTAACGCTTGAAGATGGTTCTGCCAGTGCTGTTGCTCTTGGGTTTAGGGATGAATTGAATACTGGTGTATTTAGTTCTGGTGCAGGGAATTTCGATGTTTCGATAGCTGGTACAACAAGATTAAATATTAGTGCTTCAGGAATTAATATTACTGGAACTGTAACTGATGATGGTGCGACTCATGATGGGGATGTAACTTTTACAGGTGCATCAGCAAATGTTGTATTTGATAAATCTGATAATGCTTTGGAATTTGCTGACAATGCAAAATTAAAATTCGGAAATTCTGGCGATTTGGAAATTTCCCACGATGGCAGTAATTCGATAATTAATGATGCTGGCACAGGAGAGTTTCAAATTAGAAGAGCAGGGGAAACATTTTTAACTCTTGATACAAATGGAATAAGATTTACAGATAGTTCTGGTGCTGCTATTGCAACGATAAGAGCTAGTGATGCTGGTAGTGCTATTTTAATGTTACAAGCTGATAACAATGATGATAATGGTGATGAATGGAGAATAGTCAACGCAGCAAGTGATAATGATTTAGTATTTCAAAATACGTCAACTGGAAGTCTTGGCCAGAAGTGGGGAATATCTAAAGACGGAGATGTAGTGCAATTAGGTGCTTTGGTTGTTGGTGGTACTATCAACTCAGCTTCAGATAACTCTCATGATCTTGGAACTGCAAGTTTAAGATTTGACGATGTTTTTGCAACAAACGGTACTATCAATACATCAGACCAAAATCAAAAAAACACTATCGCAACAAGTGATTTAGGTTTAGATTTCATAAATAGATTAAATCCTGTTTCTTATAAATTTAATGGCAAAACAAGAACACACTACGGATTGATCGCACAGGAGATAGAGACAGTTCTTAGTGCTATAAGTAAACCAGCTACAGATTTTGCTGGATTCTGTAAAGATGAAACTGATAAAGATGGTAATTCAATCACTCCTTTATATGGTTTGAGATATACAGAATTTATTGCGCCAATGATAAAAGCACTACAAGAACTGTCAGCAAAGGTAACCGCACTTGAAGGTTCTTGAATTTAGAAATATACTTAATTTAAAATAAAAAACTTATGTCCCATCCAAACGAGCTAATCAAGGCTGAAATTGAACAAATAAAAGAACAACTAGAAATTGATATAAAAAAAGTTTCTTTATTACAACAGGAAATTAAAGAAATAAAAGAACAAGCAAACACTGCTATAACTGATAAACAAAAACAAATTAATAATGCAACACAACCTATTTTAGAAAACCAGGGATCATTAAAAAAATTAACTGAGTTGTTAGACAAATTAGAAGGTAAGATAGAGACAACAACTGAAAAATAAATGGCTGATAGGAAGATCACAGCACTTACTGAATTGACTACACCAGTAGCGACTGATGTTTTTCCTATAATTGATGTAAGCGAATCTGCCAACGCTAACAAGAACAAAAAAATACAGTTAACTACAATACTACGAGGCATCCCAAATGGAAGTGTTTCAGCCCCTAGTGTCGGATTTATTGATGATACTGGTACTACTGGTTTGTTTAGGGTTACAGATGATGAGATAGGTATATCATGCAACCAGACTCAGATAGCATCTTTCGCTACCACTGGTTTGAAGTTAGGTTCTGGTACTGCTGCTGCACAATTACATCTGTTCAGTACAGACACAACAGATCAAGTAATAATAGAAAATACAGATACTGGCGCTGATACTGCCCCTGACCTTGTTTTATTTAGAAATTCTACTTCCCCTGCTGATAACGATAACTTAGGTAATTTAATATTCAGAGGCAAAGATGATAATGGCGATTCTGTTGAATATGCCAGTGTTGTAGCTCAAATTGCAGATGCCACAAATAGTTCTGAAGATGGGATTTTAGATTTAATGTCAACTGCTGCTGGTACGTTAGCATCAAGAATTAGATTAAAAAGTGAATTTGTAGGAATACATGAAGCTGATCCAACTTTTCCTTTGCATTTAACAACTGCTGATACTACATCAGGGTTTTGTATAGAAAGCACTTTAGATTCGTCTGCCAGTAGTGCTGATATTCTTTTGTTTCATAGAAGAGGTAGTGATGGTGCTGGTCAGGATAATGATTTATTGTCGTCTATTTCATTTCAAGGAAAAAATGATGCAGGAACACCTGAAGAAGTAGTTTATGCAATGCTTGAAACAAAAATAATAGATGCAAGTGACGCTTCAGAAGATGGGCAGATAAATTTAAAATCTATGGTTGCTGGTTCTTTGACAACTGTGTTAACAGTAGATTCAAACGGAGCAACTGTAGTGGGTAATATTGTTGTGTCTGGAACAGTAGATGGGGTTGATATTGCGACAAGAGATACTTTATTTGGTGGATTGACTTCCAGTTCTGGTGTATTGACCAATGGGGTTACAGCTACAACACAATCTGCTTCAGATAATAGTACAAAGGTAGCGACAACAGCCTATACGGATACTGCAATATCAAACTTAGTAGATAGTTCACCAGGAACATTAAACACCTTAAATGAGCTTGCAGCGGCATTAGGAGATGATGCAAACTTTTCTACGACTGTTACAAACTCAATAGCAACAAAAATGCCTTTAGCTGGTGGCTCATTTACAGGTGACGTTACATTTACAGGCGACAGTGCAAATATAATCTTTGATAAGTCTGATGACGCTTTGGAGTTTGCCGACAACGCTAAAGCCGTTTTTGGTGCTGGTGCAGATCTTTCCTTGCTACATGACGGTACAGATTCATTTATTAAAAACATAACTGGCAATTTACATATAAGACCAAAAGCTGGAGAAGAAGGAATAAAACTATTTCCTGATGGCTCAGTATATTTGTACTATGATAATGCCTTAAAATTCCAGACAACTGCTTGGGGTAGTATAGTAACTGGAACCTTACAAGTATCAAATCTTGAAGCAACCTCTGGCTATTTACATGTTAAAGCTGATAATCAACCTGTAAAAATAGGTGCTGGATCAGACCTTTCATTACTACATGACGGTACAGATTCAAAAATAACTAATATTACAGGTAATTTATTAATAGAACCTAAATCAGGAGAGACAGGAATCAAGGTGATTCCTGATGGTGCTGTAGAACTGTATCACGATAATGTAAAGCGTTGTGAGACATCAGCAGATGGATTAAATTTAACTGATGGTCGTTTATTTCTTTATAATTCAACTATTCCACATATAAGAATTAATAAAACATCAGGAGATACAGCATCAACTAGATTCATATTAGGTATAGCAACAGGTACTGATTCATTTATAACTGGAGCAACTCAAAACACTTGTTGTATTAAGACAGGTGGAAACAATATGATGTTTGGAATTGGAACTGATAAAAAATTAGAAATTAATAGCAATGGAGTAAATCTGCCAGATAACAGCAAATTACAACTTGGAGATTCGCAAGATCTTTCCTTGGTACATGATGGTGCAGGGAGCAAAATAGAAAATTCAACTGGTTCTTTAAATATTAATACTGTTAGCAGTGAGATTTGGTTTAGTAAAGGTACAAGTGAATACTTAGCACGTTTCATCACTGATGGTGCTGTGGAGTTGTACCATAATGGATATAAAAAGCTAGAAACAACCAGTTCAGGAATTACAGTTACAGGCTCAGTTACTACACAAGATATGAATATGTCTAACCTAAACGGAACTGCTAATGAAGTAGATGGAAGCAAAGGTTCTTGGACTTTGCAAGAAGGTGCTGATGATTTATTTATTATCAATCGTGTAAGTGGTAAGAAGTATAAGTTTAATTTGACTGAAATTTCTTAATTATTATAATGAAAATATTTACTAATTATTTTTTGTGGTAAAAAAAGTATTTTCAACTTTTCTTTTGATCGGGTTATTATTCCCAACAATCATTGAAGCTGAAGTCTCCTCAGAGGGTAGAAAAAGAAAACCAAGATGCAAAGGTAGTGGAGGTGTAGTTGTATGTCGTATGCCAAAGCCTAGAAAACCTAAGAGATGCGTAATCATGCCTTGTATTCCTTCAGGATATTACAGACCTAACCCTCCAAAATTTATCCCTATGAGGTAGTTTTTGTATTAAGCTGACGAGTCATAATTCCTAGCGTGACATAGAGAGGTGTAATTCCTATAATGGTAAGTAATACAAGCAGTTTTATCATGTTAAATAAGATCTCATCTGTATTATCCATCATATCTTTTATCATTAGCGTCACAACTATTGCTGCTGGATATGCAGGTTATCGTTACATTACAAGTCCACAGTTTGAAGCGATGATGATGGAAAAGGTTATGGAAGGTGTGGGTAAAATATTGCCTAATCAAATAGAGAAGAAAATGCCAAAAGTAACTGGCCCTATGTTGCCTTTATGACAGATTTACAACGCACACCTAGTCGTATAAGGACACGTTTTATAGCTGTCTTGGCATTGATAACATCAGGAATTACTTTTGGATCAGGATTTATGGTGTTTCTATACATGAAAAGTCCAGCTTTTGAAAATCAATTACTTGGACAGGTAATGAAACATATGGATTGGATTATTGCTGATGAGTTTGATAAACAGATAAGAAAGCTAAAACCAAGACCTGTAGCAGATGCAAACGATCCAAATAAATGGTTTTGGGATTACATAGAGCAAAGAAATAAAGAGTATATAGAATGGGAAACAAAAGGCAAGTGGGAGCAATAAGTGATATTTGGTTTTTTTAAGAAACTAATTAAATATTACATAGACAAATTAGTTGATTGGATGCGTATGGTTAAGTTTGATATAGAATTAGAAACTCAAATAAAAAAATATCACGATAGTTTTGAGAAGAAAGAAAAACCTAAAGTAATAGAAAAAGGTACGTTTGGAGAAGATGGCTGGTCTATTTCTATTGGAGATATAGATGACGAAGATACAAAAGATTGAGATAAAAGAGGTTTACGTTCCAAAAATAAGAACATGGGAAGTACAGCCACCAATATTAGATTTAATTTATAAACCAGTTGTTGATATTCCAGGGTGTGTTGACGCACACAGAAATAATCTGACAGGACTTATAAACGAGGATGAACTAGGCACATATCAAGCCTGTGGTACGTTTAATATTCCTAGCTTTGAACCGCTTGAATATAACCCTGCAAATTTTACATATACTGCACCTGCAAAACAACAGGAACAAAAACAACAGCAACCTCCACAGCAAAAGCCTCAGATACCACAGAAGAAAAAAGATGAAAAATTAGAAATACCACCTTGTCCTAGCAATAAAGAACAAAAAATTGGCGATTTTCGTAACGATAAAAAACTGGAACGTGTTATTGGTTATGAAAGAGGGCAAAATGGGATTGAATGTATCACTTTATATGAGGACGTACCGTTCATCTCCCAATACATTCCAAGTTTTAAGCAGTTTACTGGGGTTTTTAGTCTTGCTCTGGTCGGCTGTTCTGCTCCGATCATTCTTAATTTAGTAAAACCAGTTGTTAAAAACGTAATAAAGAAACTGACAAAGAAGAAAAACAAATGATTCCTTTCCCTGATAAAAAATATAACATCATCTATGCTGACCCACCTTGGCAATACAAACGAAATGGTGGAAAATCCGCAGAAAGTAAATATGATGTAATGTCTATTGAAGATATAAAAAATTTACCAGTAAATAACATTGCAGAAGATAATAGTCACCTATATATGTGGGTTACAAATCCTTTTATTTCTGAAGGTTTAGAGGTATGTAAAAGTTGGGGTTTTGAATATAAAACCTTACTTACTTGGATAAAAACATATAAAGATGGTAGTCCAATAATGGGCATGGGATATTACTTTAGAGGTGCTACTGAACATATTATCTTTGGTGTGAAAGGTAAAAAGCTTTGTAATAACAAAAACACAAAAAATATTTTTTTTAATATGCAAAGACAACATTCACAAAAACCTGATTCAGTAAAAGATATGATCGTTAATTGTAGTGGTAATCTTCCTAGAATTGAATTATTCGCTAGGGAAGAAACTGATGGTTGGGATTGTTGGGGTAATGATACAAAAAAATTTAATAAAAACATTACTCAACAAGAACTTTTGATATAATAATAAAACCCTATTCAAAATGGTTGCTCTAATTTATGAGTGTGCGGTAATACTTGATTTTTTACTGGTTTAACTATTACATCCTCACATAATTTATGGTAAATACTGGTACTGGCGTATTCTATCCCAGCAATTTTTAACTCTCCGCAATTTTTTAAACGTGCCAGTTCATAATTTAATCTTTCCTTAGATAGTATCTGGCTTTGTATTTTCTCTTGGGTCGTGGCAGATTTTAGACACGCATCTTGAAATCTATTATCCAAGGGAAAGGTAAAAGTTAATGCTGCTCCTACATTTAGTCCTAAAGAATCTTTGTTACCACTATAGTTTTGTTGATAGTAAAGAATCTTACCAGGATTTATTAAGTTGCCATCTTCATCAACGCTTGGATCATATACAGGTGTTTCGTAAGTGTAATCGAATGGGCGTTTCTGATTGAACGAAGTGGTAACGAATGGGCTGAATGACATTTGTGGCCCTTGACATCTTATACCGTTTCCATAATGATTTTCTATAGTATTTCCTTGTAAGACCTGTGTTGCAAAATTAGAGACAGATCCACTAGCAGAAGCAGAGGGAGCAGCAGTGTTTGAGGTATTAGCAAACGCTGGACTCCCAAATAATAATCCTATTACTGCGAGAATATTGTAGTTGTATCTGTTACGCTTTCTGATTGGATCGTGCGAGTTACGTCTGAAACTGACTCTAGACCAGGTGGTGTATAGACTTCTGTAAATTGAAAGGCATCTCCAGGTTTTTTCAGTGACCAATTTGGTTTCTCTCCTAATTCTAAACCTGTCCATGTGTAAGTCGTACCATTTATATTTTCAGTGACAGTTGCATTTGGAGCAGATATAGTTTTTCCATCATGCTTGATACCTGATCCTGTAACTGAATATGTGTACCCAGAATTATAGTTTGATGTTCGTATAGATTCTGTAATGTTTGTGGTAGTTTCTGTGCGTGAGGTGCTTGAACCCTGAGTGAAGTTAGGAACCACAGGCACAGCGTAGACAGGGCTAGATATAAGAAAAACAAACGGAAGTGTCCTCCACATCTAATCTATTTGGAGGTCGGTAACAAAAGAACCAGTAAGCGTAACACCTGTACCAGTTCCAGGAGTTAGGGTGATTGTATGATTATCTAAACCAATATCTGCTGTGCCAACACTAGCTGCCTCAGTTGAGGTGATATTTGAAAAGTTTGGTATTTCACCTACTGTGGCTGCTGCGGAAGGTGTCTGGTCTCCTTCTATGTAGCTAGTAGTGTAATTGAACGCCTCCCCTGCTGTTGTTTGTGCAACTGAATCTGGAAAAGTAATTGATGGTACGCCATCTGTTGTACCTCCAAAACCACCAATACTATTTGCATCATCAGAATCCAGCGTAGTTACACCGCTACCTGAGATACTGTAGGAACTGGAAACTTTCTCGGCAATACTTCCAGCCGATACTGCTTCAAGTTGTACTGAAGAAGAAATTGAATGACTTATGCCTCCAGCATAAGAAGCTGGAATACCAGCAACTAGCAAAATTGGAAGAATTTTTTTCATTTACTTGAAGGATCTTTACCTGATGTTACATTATTTAGCTTCTTCTTGCCATTACTATTGTTTTTGACCTGCAATCCCATATTTGACATCACTGCACTGAGTAAACCTGCTGCAAAAGTTGTATCAATTTGTTTGGTTGAATTTCCGAAATACGCAAAAGAAATTACTGCTAAACTCCAAAAAAGTATAATCATCTGCACTACATTTGAGATAAGAGAAGGACCCTCTTTCTCTTCTTTCTCTTCTATTATTGGTTCGGTTTTAAGGTCTTTTGTTGTCATAATCCTAGTGATATACTATAAATATAAAGATTGAGGCCAAGATTGGCAATAAGCGTTAAGGTAGGAATAGAGATATAAAAGTCATGTCAAAATTTTTTATTGGAATGTTTATCAAGTTTGGTAGATCAGAATCTTTGCGTAAAGCAGCACTATCTTTACTTAAGGCTATGGTTGCAAAAACTGATAATGATATAGATGATGCAATCGTCAAAATGATTGAAGAAAAATTATTTCCAGTAAAATGAAAGTTACTAAATTTCTCAACATAGATATTGAGCCAGCACCACCTGAGTTGGAACTTCAGATTGAAATGCAATGTAGAGAAATTATGCAGAGTAACGATTTAGATAATATAAAAAGATATTGCACTTATATGGTTAGAAAAAAATTTGATCAAGATATATTTATGGCTTCTTTGTTAAATAGACTTATAGAATTAGAAGCTAATCGTGTAGTAGCTCAAATGAGAAAAGAAAAAAGAAAACCAATGAATCCTATTGCAAAGTTTTTTCGTACTCATTAAGCTCTTCATCAGTAAAGTCTCTAATTAATAATTTATCAATCTTATTGATTTCATAATTAAATTTTATTACAGCAGTTTTTATATGCTCTGCAATCCAACGACCTTCTTGATAAACCACTTGTGCTTTGCCATTCTCTTTAATAAAAACATATTGTTTTTGACCTTTCATCTGAATTTCTAAAAAGTTTTTTTCTAAGTTTTTACGTCTTATCTCTTTTAGTTTGCGTAACTTAGCTATAGATTTTCTAACTGGTGTCATTTTTTGTAATCTGAAGGAGGAGGTGTAAGCCAGTAGCGTACACCATTAATGATCTTAAAATGAATATTTAGGTTGGGATCTTTAACTAAATATTCATCTTTAGGTTTAGAAAGGTAGCTCTTCATTTACTCCTGTGTCAATCTTCTGTGGATTAATTTGCCCAAATATCCCGTATTCATTTTCATTCGCTTTAGCGTTGATATATATACCTTCAGTTTTAAGTGTGCCTTTTTCTTTTCCAAGATAAACTTGACCTCCTGTAGTTTTTGTATCTACTAATTTTTGCAAATGATCAATGAAATGTGTTATTGATTCTGTAGGAATAAATAAATTTAGTTGATTACCATATTGACCTTCTTGAATTTTAAATGCAATAGGTAATGGTAATGCTGGATTGAAATTAAAATCAGCCATAGTTAATTAAAAAATTTAGTTAATAAAGTGTTGAAGAATGAATTAAAAGAAACTTTGTTTTCTTTACAATGATCTTTTATTTTGGAAGCAAGAGTGTCATTAGTTCTGACACTAAAGATGTTTTTGTTCCAATCTTTTT